GCTGAGTGGTGAAGCGCTCGCTGAGTGGACCCGGATGGTGGACCGCCTCGACCACACGAAGACCCTGACGGTCGTCGACGATGCGGCGGTCTACCAGTACGCGCAGCTCCACGCCGAGACCGAAGCCATCAGTGCCGACAATAGCCGCCTGCGCAAGCTCTCCGCGGCGTTGAAGAAGGAGGCGCGGCGCCTTGACGGTCAGGAGCTGCTGGCGGCGATCACTGAGATCGTGAAGTTGGAGTTCTTGCTCTCGAAGCACACGCAGCAGCTCCGACAGGGGCACCTGGCGATCCGACAGTTCTTAGTCGAGTTCGGGATGACGCCCAGCGCGCGGACGCGCGTGCAGCAGCTCGCGCCGTCGAAGCCGGCCAGCAAGCTGGATCAGTTCCGGGCGAAGCACGCATGACGACCGCGACGGCCACGCGCCGGGGCACCACGAAGCGGCGCAGGCCACCAGTGTCGCCAGCGGATCCCGTGACGTCGTACGCGACGGCCGTGCTCGAAGGCGCCGTCATCGCCGGCCGGGCCGTCCGCCTCGCCTGCCAGCGGCACCTGGCCGACCTTGAGCGGCAGCGCACCGCGGCCTTCCCGTACTACTTCGACGTGGCAGCCGCGCACCGCATCATCGACTTCTTTCCGACGTTCCTCACGCTGGAGAACGGCGACCCGTTCGTGTTGCCGCCGTGGCTGCAGTTCTGTGACGGATCGCTCTACGGATGGAAGGTCTGGGGCGGTGATCGACAGACACCCGTCGCGCCAGAGATGCAGCGCCGCGCGGGGAAGCGGCGCTTCATCTATGGGTTCCACGAGACGAGCAAGGGCTCCGGGAAGTCGCCCGCCGCCGCAGGAAAGGGCCTCTACGCCGTCGCGGGGTTCGATGACGAGCCCTACGGGCAGATCTACAGCTGCGCGTACGACAAGGGGCAGGCCTCGATCATTCTCAACGATGCCATTCGGATGGCCCGCGCCAGTGAGGACCTGAACGCCGAGTACGGCGGGCTGCTCACGATCGGCACGTACAACATCTCGAACGAGGCGGACGGGTCGTTCTTCCGGGCCGTGTCGCAGGAGACCCGTGGCAAGTCGGGCCCGCGCCCCAGCATGGTGCTGGGCGACGAGATTCACGAGATGCGTGACGGCGGCGTGCTGAACCGCCTCACCGCCGGGTTCAAGTTCCGCACCCAGCCGCAGGCGTTGCTCTACACCAACAGTGGGTCGGACCGGACCTCGCTCTGTTGGGAGTATCACCAGAAGTCTCTGGCGGTGCTCGACGGCACCCAGCCCGACGAGCAATGGTTCGCCTACGTCTGTCACCTGGATCCCTGCGAGAAGTGCGCCGCGGACGGGTACCGCCAACCGAAGGACGGCTGCCCGGACTGCGATGACTGGCGGGATCCGTCCGTGTGGCCGAAGGTGGCGCCGGCGCTCGGCATTGTCATTCAGCCGAAGTATCAGCAGGACGCCGTCGACATGGCGTTGTCGGTCGCCAGCGAGTACGCCCTGAAGCGCCGCCTGAACTTCTGCATCTGGACGGAGAGTCACCAGGTCTGGATTACCCCAGACCGCTGGTCGGCTTGCCAGGTGCCCACCGTCAGCGACGGCAACCCGAAAGGCCTGGTTTGTGCCGCTGGCCTCGACCTGGCTGACAAGATCGACCTGGCCTCGCTGGTGGTGGCCCTTCGGCACGATGACGAACCGACGGGCGAGACGGCCGCCCCGGAAGTCGTCGAGATCGAGGGGAAGGACGAGGCCGGCGTTGCGGTCACGCAACGCATCACGCTCAACTTCTCGGTTGAGCTGATTCCCTGGTTCTGGCTGCCGCATGAGACGCTGCTCGAGCGCGTGAAGCAGGAACGGATCCCCTTCGACGTCTGGGAGCGCGAGGGGTATCTCACGGTCACCCCTGGGGGTGTGATCGACCACGAGGCGATCTACGACCACATCGTGAAGACGGTCTGGCCGCGCTACCGCGTGCAGCAGCTCGGGTACGACGAGCGCAGCGCCACGATGCTGGCTGTGGCCCTGCGGGATCGGGCAAAGCTCAACGACGCCGTGATGGCGGTCGGCCAGGGCAAGAAGCTCTCCGAGGCCTTCAAGCTGATGGAGGTCCTCATCCGCAGCCGGCGCCTCCGGCACAACGGGCACCCGGTCCTTGCGTGGAACTTCGCCAACGCCGAGCCCCACCGCGATCGCCTCGGGGCGCTCTGGATTGAGAAGCCGCAAGACATCAAGCGAATCGACGGGGTGATCGCCACGGCGATGGCGATCTCGCGGCTGATGGTCGCTCAGGCGCCGAAGACGTCCGTGTACGCGCGTGGTCGCCACGCATCCGCAATCTGGGGAGGCGCAAAGGTATGAGGCAGTGGTGGCGTGTCGTGACGGCAGGGGTGGACCTTCAGGACGTGTGCCTCCTGGGCGGTCTCACGCTGTGCAGTGTTGGGAGCTACTGGGTGTACCCGCCGGCCGGCCTGATCGTGCCTGGCACGGTGTTTCTCTGGCTGGCGCTTGCGCCGGCCCAGCGGAGGAAGTAATGGGACTGCTGCAGACCCTGCATCGCACGAAGCTGCGCGCGGAGATGACCCGCGATCCCGGGGATGACCGTTGGTTCGCGCCGACGCCCTGGTTGTCGATCGCCGGCGTCCCCGTGACTCCCGAACTGCTGCTCAACCTCTCGGCGATCTGGAAAGGTATTCGAGTATGGGGCGACGCCATGGGGTCGATGCCCTTCCACATCTACGAGTACCTGCCGAACGGCGGCCGAAATGTCGCCCGCGAGCATCCCCTCTACCACACGCTGCGATGGCAGCCAAACGCGTGGATGACCGCGTACGAGTACTGGGAGCTGCTCGCGGTGCATGTCGTGCTCCGCGGGAACGCCTACATCGAGATCGCTGAGCAGGGGCGCACGGTTCAGCTCGTGCCGCGACATCCCGCCAGGATGATCCCCAAGTTGCTGCCGTCTGGACGAATGCAGTACCGATACACCCACGCGACGGGGCAGCAAGTCACCTACAGCGCTGAGCAGATCATGCACGTCCGCGGGTTCGGCTTGGACGGCGTGTCGGGTGTCGAGATGGCGCGCCACGCGCAGACGTCGATGGGGGCAGCGCTGGCCGCTGACGAGTTCGCCGCGCGGTTCTTCGCGCAGGGGGCCGCGCCGGCCGTCGCCGTCATCCATCCGTCGACGCTCGGCGACGAGGGGCTGACCAACCTCAAGAAGCACGTCGAAGGATTCATCGTCGGGCTGTCGAAGGCCCATGGCGTTCTTCCGCTCGAGGAGGATGTGAAGCTCGAACGGATCGGCATCGAGCCCGAGAAAGCGCAACTGCTCGCGACGCGTGAACTCAGCACTGAGGAGGCCGCTCGCTGGGTACACCTCCCGGCCTACATGCTTGGCTCCGTCAAGACGCCGACCTTCGCGAGCGCCAAGCAATACCGACAGGACCTGGTCGACTTTCACTTCCGCCCCATGGGGACGCGGTTCGAGCAGGCCGCCAAGCGCGATCTACTCATCGAGGACCGGTTCTACGGAGAGTTCAACTTCGCGGCCCTCATGCGGGGCGACCTGGACGCGCAGACCGCCTACTACCGGGCGGCCACTGGCGGTCACCCGTGGATGTCCGCGAACGAGGTCCGCGAGGACTTGAACATGAATCCGCGTCCCGAGTGCGAGGACATCAAGCCACCGCTGAACCTGGGGAACCAGGGCGGCAACAGCGCCGGCCGCAACGGCACCGTCGACCGGCGCGCGGCGGCCATCGTGCGCGAAGCCGCGGCGCGTTTGGTGCGAAAGGAGATCGCGGCCGCGACCAAGGCGGCGCAGAAGTTCGCCGCCGATGCCGACGGGTGGCAGCGCTGGCTCGTCGGTTTCTACGACGAGCACGCGGGACTCGTGGCGCAGTCCATGCAGATCAGCGTCCCGGAGGCCAGGCGGTACGCTGCGCAGCAGGGCCAAGCGCTGCAGACGCACGGGCTGGCCGCGTCAACGGACTGGGAATGGACGGCGGTGAACACACTCGCCGAGATGGCGCTTTCCGCGCCGGCCGCGGCCTGAGCCAGCCGCAGAAGAGGAGCAGAACGTCATGTATCAGCGAGTTCTCGAACTGGCGCTGTCGTCGCCCTGGGCGATCCAGCCGGAGTATGCCCTCATCGTGAAGAGTGTCCTGGCGGAGCGATCCGTTGGCATTCGGCCAGACGAGGCGACGATCGCGGCCCGTCTCGCGGCCTCGCCCGCGCCGGCGTCCGCACGGCAGCCAGCGAACGCTCCCGCCAGCAACATCGGCGTGTTGCCGATCGTGGGGGTGATCTCCCATCGGATGGAACTGATGAGCAAAGTCAGTGGTGGCGGCATGTCGCCGGCGACGATCGCGCAGGGGTT